GTGTTCCTAAGGCAGTTAGTTATTTAAGTTTATGTGATGTACACAAGGTAAAAGGATTTGCACTTAATACAAGTAATTACTACGCAACAACCACTTGTTTTGACTATGGTAAAAAGATTTCAAAAAGACTTGATAACACACACTTTGTTATCGACACATCAAGAAATGGTAATGGGGCAAACTCAGAACATTTCAATCCATTTGGTCGTTCAATTGGAGAATATCCCACAACAAATACTTGTGATGAATTGGTAGATGCATACCTTTGGATAAAAGTACCTGGTGAAAGTGATGGTAGGGTCAATGGAGGCCCAAAGGCAGGTAGATTCTCACATCATTTGGCACTTGATTTAATACACAATAAAAAATGAGTACTTATCAATTCTCTCGTTATGATAAAAATAAGACAATTTCATTTTGTCCAATGGACACATCAAAATTATGGCGGGATAATTCGAAAAAATATCCAAACGATAAAACAACACAATATTATACAGAAAATCCAATAGAGTATAAGTTCAATAACTATGGATTTAGGACGCCTGATGATTTTAATTACGATGATGGAAATGTATTCTTAGGGTGTAGTCATACAATCGGTATTGGACATCATTTAGAAAATACTTGGTCATACAAGTTGAGTAAATTTATGGGTGGGAAGTTTTGGAATCTTTCTCAAGGTGGTAGTGGTGTGGATACTGCATTTAGGTTACTATATGGATTTCAAAATCACTTAAATATAAAAAATATATTTCATTTTGCACCAACTATGCACAAGTATAGATATGAATTTATAATAGATTCTGAACCAAGACCTATGAATATTTTATATGATGATGGTAAACACGCTAGAAGATTCTTAGGAGATATGTTTGTCGAACAATCATTGTTAGATGATGAAGTAGCACAAATTAATTATGATAAATCCATACTTGCGATTCAATCTATAGCAGAAGATATGAATTGTAATTACTATGTTTTAGATGAAAAGGTGATGGATTTTAAAGATGACGATTCGATTAAAGCACGAGATTTCCAACATTACACTATAAATCAACAAAACCACCTATACGAAAGTTTTTTAAAAATAATTTAAAAAAACACTTGACTTTCTCATTTATCCTTTGTATATTATGGTATCAAATAAAGGAAATAAACAATGAGTTCAATATACAAAACACCAAAAGCAATTAAATCATATAAAGCCTTGAAGAAAGGTTTGAAGATATATGGTGAATCAATCGGATTGGAATCGGAATTCTTCGCAGCTCTTACTTTCTCAGAAGAGAAGGGTGTGTATGAGTATTGTGAATGTTGTGGTGGTGAATCACTAGCTAAAGACATAGCCGAAATAATCAAAAAAAAGTAAAAAAAACACTTGACTTTATCAAAAATCCTCTGTATATTAGGGGGTAACAAAAAAGGAATAAACAATGACTAAAACACACGAATTTGTATTGGGAAAAATTGACTCTTCAACCGACTTTGAAGGACACATTGTAGATGTGGAATATGTAATATCTAGCGTAAGTGATGATATAAAAGTTGTGGATATGTGGAGATATTGGGATAGTGAAAATCATAATCATTCATCACCTGATATGCATGAGGAGATGAGACTAGCTTGGTTACACAAAGATTTTAAGAAAAGAATGTATGAAACACTTAGAGAAATAGAAGGAATAGCATAATGAATTGGAAAACAATGAAATCATTTAGGTTTTTACTTAGAAATAAATTGAATGGTAAAACATTCAGTTATACCGACCACTTAAGTATCGCTGATAAAACCAAAGAGTGGTACATCACTTGGATAATGCAAAAACATTTTCTTAGTGAAAACTTAGAAGTGGTTAGGATATCTAAAGATGTTAGTGGACTTGGTAGGAGATTCAAACAAGTATACTCTGAATCCAAAGGTTGGGTTGAGGGAGATTTAACAAAGGTTAATCCATACATTTAATGTACCCACACTACTATAAAAAACCAAAACCTGAAACCATCAAAAAGTGGATTGGTATAAATAAAGATAAATTTTCAATTGAATTATTCGAATTGGAAAGAATAATCAATAGTGGTACAGCCGATGACTTTACAAAATCTATGTATAACGCCATTACGAGTGGTAGGAAAATAACACCAAAGATGCACCATCATATCAAAAAGATTATACAAGATAATTCAGTAAGTGGTATAGAAAAGAAGAAGTTATGGTTGGATAGAAACTTACCAAAGTTGGATAAATTAGAAGAGATGATAAGGTTTTGTGAAGGTGGTAGGATTGATGTTGGATTTGGTTATAAATTAAATGTTATGTTATCAATGAAAGAATCAGCTAAGAAGTGGGGTGGTTTGACTAAGAAACAATTAGTCTATATGAACAAACTTCACGAACACTATAAACCTTGGTATGATAAAAAAATTAAAAAAAATGAAAAAAACACTTGACTTTATCAAATATTCTTTGTATATTATGGTATGATAAAAGGGGATAATATGAAGAACTTAGTAATAAACGCGTTTGGTGATTTAGTTGAGAGAACTGACTATGGTAATCACAAGAATCAGTTAAATTTATTCGACAACTTGAATGAGGTTGTCGAGGAGAATATCACAGCAGATGATATTTTAGATTTTTTATTCAATAGAAAAAAAGGAGTTAAGTAATGTTAAGAAGTGAATGTTGTGGAGCGGTAGTCTATGATGACTACGATTTATGTTCAGAATGTTTAGACCATTGTGATGTTTGGGAAGATGAAGATGAAGATGAAGACGAATCGTAAGTGTAAAAAATGTAAAACAGAGTTAGATGGGATGATGATTTTTTATCCTGAACTCTGTTTAAGTTGTGTAATAGAAATACCTGAAAATAATTAAAAAAGTACTTGACTTTTACAAAATTTATTCGTAATATCTAATAAGAAATAAAGGAAAACAAAATGAGAAAAATACATAAGTTCAAAAATTCAAAACCTGTCTTCGTAATCGAAAAAGGAATTAAATACCAAGTTATGGACTTGGGTGGTCATAAGATGAAAGTAAGGGTTAAGAGTGACGAAGAGAAGATGAGAGATAGTGAATTATTTAGTAATTACAAAAAAAATTAAAAAAGTACTTGACTTTTACGAAAATTCTTCGTATATTCTTATATGATTAAAGAGATAAAAAAAGGAAATAAAATGGAAAAAGATTTTGGAAAAAACATCGAAAGATTAATCGAGAACATCAAAGTAGATTACGCTAAATGGATGACTACTCCTGAAATGGTTGAGAGATTCAACGAAGGAGTTAAGGTATCTTTTGGTAGGAAATACACTAAAGTTATGAATGGTTCTTCTGTTTGGGGTTTCATCGCTAATGGTGATGGAGTTTTAAAGGGAATACCTTACAAGAAAGGTGATGTATTTAAAGCAGCTTCTTGGAGAGGACCCGCTAAACATCAGAGAGGTTCTATTTTCGATAGTGGAACTAATTGGTTCGCATGGACAGGACCGAGGTACTTATAATGAATAAGATTAAAAACTATTTACTATTTTGGTCATTGATGAGTTTGTTTGGGTTGTGGTACATGGATATCACACCAACAGAAGCTTGGTACTTATTGGACACTTTACCTAACTACATTAAATATGAGGTTTTATAATGGAAAAAAAGGAAATATTAGATTACTTAGAAAGTATTGATGACGCGTTAACAGACGCTTACAATACAGCACATGAAGACCCAATCAATAGTGATTCTATATACTATATGGATACAGCAAAAGATTTGATGGGTGAATTAATCCATAGGATTGAAAATGATGTGGAAATATCCGATAAGGAAAAACATGACTTTAATGAAGCTATGAACGGAGAATTTAAAGCATAAAAAATTAATGTTTTGAGAAATCAAGACAATATATATATACGAGTCGATTAAGATGTTAAGTCATCACTGTTAGGGGAGAGGAATTAGAGAATTCACTTATCTCGTTAAATCGAAGTATGGTTCCCTTTCTGGACTCGACTCGTAAGTTTTTTGAAAAATTGAAAATGGAAAGTAGAGAGACTAATTATCTCTCTATGGGATTGACCGAACAATGAGTGACTTTGAAGCTCATAAGGTAATCCGCTCTTAGACTCGTG